AGTAAACCAGATTGTAATGCTCCTGCTACATCTGTTCCTAAACTTCCTTTTTCAGCCATTATTGATTCCCCATATTTGTTTTAACTATTCTTTTTTCATAACGATCATCACCAAGATCAACCATGTACTCTAAATAACCTTCGTCAGTATAACCAACTAATTGCATACTAATTATTTTTGAACTATCAGTTTTGTCATAATAAGATTGTATTTGTTTTTGGATAAGTGTTTTATCTTCTGCACTACTTGGATTAAATACTAACTCAATGTTATTATCTTTAGCCATTTTGTTTGCTTGGTTAATAATATTATTTTCCATTTTCTTTTCTAAATTTCCAATAACAGAATTATTTTCATATAATCTTTTTGACTCTTTAATCCATTCAGCTTCTGTTGTAATTGAGTCCCATTTATTTTTTGCAGCCAAAATTTGAAAATCAGCTCTTTTTTCTTCTAAACTTATATGAAATTTATTTACTTCTTTTCCTAATTGTAGTTGTAAAATGTTACCTTGTTTAGAACGAGATAATCCTGGTGATATCATTTCAAAATATGACATTTCTTTATTTGAAATTGCACCTTTTGTTTTAGCAATTTGTCCCATAACAAAATCACCTGCTAAAGAATAGAATACTTCTGCACTTGAAATATCATCTTCATTTAAACCTAGTTGTTTTGCAAATTGTTTAAGATATAATTTTGTAGTTCCAAAAGTACCAAAATCAGAATCATCCATATTTCGCATAATTCTCATCATGGAATCAATACTAATATTTTGATCAGAAGCTAAACCTGCTGTGGTTTGTATTTTTGTAAAGGATGTATCATTTCTATTAGCTGCATTAATATACATTTGTTCAGTACCTTTATTTTCAGCTTTCATATCTAGAGCAACACTAGTGCTATTTGTTTTTTCTAAATATTTTTGTATTTCATCTGCAAAAGCTACATCATATTGTGGAGTACCAGGTTTTAATCCTCGTCCTTTTAACATGGCTTTAATATTTTCTTGTAATGCTGGAACTGATGCAGGTTTTATTTTTGCATAATCTAAAGCTCTGTTTAAAATATCTTGTTCTTTTTGATAATTAAATTTTGCTTGAGCTAAAGTTGATGCTGATTCTGCTGCAGTTGCTTCATTACCTCTTTTCATTCCCATTGAAAGTGCTTGACCAAAAGTAACAGGAGTATCTGAATAGCCACTAGCTTCTAATAAACCTTGTGCCATTCCTCTGCCACCTGCTGATCCCAAATAATTTAATAAACTATTTTTTGTGTTAGGTTTTGTTGGAGCTTGACTACCTAATGCACTAAATGATCTTTTTTTATTATTAAATTGATTAATTTGTGGTTGTCTAGATGATGGTTGAGGTATTTGATAAGCCTCATTTGAAGTCATTGCTTGTTTTGGTAAAACTGAAAATTTACTAGCTTGATTTAAAGCACTAAAATTACTTTTTGCATTATTCATTTGATTTGTATTAATTGTATTCCTTAAACCAGAACTTATAATTGCTTTTCTTGTTTGATAAGGATCTGTTGCCATTAAGCAAATCCTCCAAGTAAGCCACCACCGATTGCACCAAGACCACCCATGCCAAAGTTTTGACCAAGTTGATAACCTTGCATTGCACCACCAAGTAATCCTGCACCAGTATTTCTAAATTGTGGTTTTGTTACTGAAGTTGTTTGAGGTACTGATGCTCCAATAGAGCCTAAATATTCTCTTAATTTATAATATGGTTTTTGTTGTTCAAAATCAAAACGAGCCATTGCATCTTGTATTTGAGCCATTTCCATATTCTCACGAGTTTGTCCTACACCACCTAGTGCCTCAATGTCTTGATAATCTGCTTGAGCTATTCCTGGTGCAAGTTGAGTAGCACTCATCATGTTTGCTCTTTCTTGATTATATTGATTTCCATAAACTTGATTTGCTAAATCACCTAATTCACCTGCTAATACTTCTTGATTAGCTGCCGAGCCTAATCTTCCTGCTTTCGAGAATTGGCTTTGCACACCACTTGTTACATCTCCTGCCATTTGATTATACAAGGCTTGAGAATAAGGATTAGTGGTCGGAGATAAGTAATCTCCTTGTAAAATAGAATTAATTTCATTTTGACTAGAATTTAACAAAGGATTATTTAATGCTCTTGTTTGAGCTAATTGCAAAGCTGTTTCTGTTTGAGGTGAAAAATTTGTATAAGTTTGATTTGGATAATAATTAGGAGAAGCTGATTGAAACATATTTTGTGCTTGATCAAATGCTTCTGTTACATAAGGTTTAACAAACTCCGATGGCTCTGATGCAGTCGTAGTTGTTATATTTTGTGGATTACTTCCCTTTGACATTATATCTCCTTATTAAATAAATAAATTTTTTGTTCATATCCTTTTAATTTCCTCGCCCACCCTTTTCGCCCTGCAACTTCTATTGCTTGACAATTATTAAGTTTTGCAAATTTTTCAATTTCTGTTTGTATTGGCTCTAACCAATTATTCATGTTGTTACCTCCTGCTAGGAAATAACGACAAATCTTTTTCTGTGGATACTGTGCAACTTCTGTTACAACAGCACATTCCACTTTGTCATTCCAACTAATAAAAAGTTGGAAGCTGTTATTAATTAAACCTTTTAAGATGTCATCTGCTGTGTAGCAGTCATCTAAAGCCTTTTTAATAAGAGGCTCAACTTCATTCCATATAATATGTATGTCTTTTTCTGGTACTTTTAATATCATCCAATAACCACATAACCAAAGTTCTGATCTGTATTGGAAGAACTGGCATGAGTTAGTGTTGCTGATCCATTTATTTTAGCTGATACAAATAAATTTGTTTTAGCTGCATTTGAATTAGCATTTGTTGGCTCAAGAATAATAACTGAATTAAGTGATATTCTTTCATCAACTAAAGTTGTTGTTGCTTGACTTGCTCGAAGAGTTACATCTCCTGTTGAGTTTAACTTTCCATCTAAAGTATTATTTACAGTATTTGAAATTAATCGTAAATGCTGTGCCTGGTTAGGCATTGACACAGGTACATTAAGAAATTGGTTTGTTGCCATTATCTTTTACCTGTTGCTTTTGCTGTTACATCAACTCCAGACATTGTTAAAAAATTGCCTGTGGTTTTAACTCGCAGTCTATGATATCTGCTTGATGATCGCATAGGACAATCGCCACTACTTTGCAAAGAAACTGGACTACCTACTGTAATACTTTCAACTTGTGTATTTCTTGTAATAGGAGTAACTGTAACTGTAACCGAAGATGATGTTTTAGCATCAACTATTGGTCTTACATTTGTAATAGCACTTCTTGAGTCTTTTGCTCCTTGAAACTCTGTTGTATCTATTGTTGCTGATAAACTTCCACCAAGAAATTTACCAAACTTTTTTTCTGAATTAAATCCTGCTAAACCATACACACCAGATGAGTAATAATAACTATCTAAAGTTTTAGGCAAAGCATCAAGATTACCAAGTACATCTAATTTTTCTAATGTATCAAAGGCTTCTTGTGATCCACTAGATATAAATTGCATATCTAAACCAGATCCAGTTGACCATTTATCGACTGAATAATTATAAATTAATAATTTATTATTAACATCACTTGTACCTTCTGCACCTGCTCCTCGATAAGACCAGACTGCAATACTATTATTTGGATCAATAGCACTAGACACACCATCTAAATCACTTGATAAATCGTTAAAGAAAAAATCATCTACTTTGCCATTACCTATTGGTGCAAGTGTATCTCCACCAGATAGTTTATAAAAACCATCTTGAGCTAGGAAAAATATATCCGAGCCAAAAGACACAACACTTTTAGGAATAAAAGCACCAATATTATCTGCTACTTTTGAGAACTGAAATATTAATGGAGTTCCAACATAATCCATACGATATATTGCTCGTTCCATAAATAAAACTGCGTAGCTCTCACCTCCAACAATAGCCATTACTGATCCATGAGATCCAACAATATCTTGAAAGCCAGATTGAGTATCTCCACTTGGAGTCCAAGTTGAGCTATCGTTAATACCAGACCATTTAACTCGTTGGTTATAAATAACTGCTTTTTCTAATTTATGTGTTTGTGATCCACCAGTTGCCGATAAAGTAATAACAACTGCTGTAACTGCATTTAAATTTGTTGTTGCTAATTTAATAGAATTAGCATTAATTTTAACAACATAATAAGTTTCTTTATCAACAAGATTAGTTAAAGCTGTATTACTATTTTTATCGTAAACAACTGTATCTCCAGTTAAATATCCATGACTATTAATTGTTATAGCATTAGAACTTATTGTATTTGAATTAAAATCTTTTTTAGCTTCATATTCTGTTACATAGCCACTAAATACAAAGTCTCTAACAATACCTAAATATTTTACAGTAAAAGTAACTAGGTTTGAAAAAAGAGTATCAGTCTTTTCATTTAATTTTTGTATTGGATCAGTACCATTTGAACAAATTATATTATCGCCAAATTGTGTAAAGCTCCAGAAATCTCTTGATCCTTCTGTAGTTTTAGAATTATAACCACCAGACTTTGATACATCAGAAAAAGCCAGACCAGACATTCTATATAGTTTGCCTTGATCTCCTGCATAGTTAATTGTTCCATCATCGCCAATACTAGAGAATAATCCAGTAGCATTATTTGTTAATGCGTTTGAGCTTAAAGGTGTAAAGCTAGGAAAAGATTTATAACCAACTGCTAAAGGAATAACATTATCAACTTGTATTGATCCAGTATTCTCATAGCTTGGTAAATCTGCTTGTAGTTGTCCAAATTGTATATCTGGCATTACACCACCATACTAGCTGACATCATTAAAGGAGCAGATGAAGTTCTACCTCTCTGTGCTGATTCATTAGCTGTCTTAACTCCTTCTTTATATAAAGATGCCCAAACTTGTAATCGTTCATCATTCATTAAGAATGGCTCACTTTCTGCTAGACATGAATACAAATATAAATCTGGAAAATTAGTAAGAATAAGATTGTCTGCATTAGAAGCTGACAAGCCTGTTGGTCTTTTAAAAAATCCTAATTCTAAAACTTTTGCACCATCTGGTTGCATACCTAAATAAATCTTACTTCCAACAATCGTGTATTTAGTTGGACTACCAGATCCTTCTCCTGCATTATATATTCTCATAAAATCTGGAGGAGTCATATAAGTTAAAAATGTATAAGGGCTTGTTTGAGTAGCTGCATATCGCATCTCAAGATAACCTGTTGGCAAATCATAGCTTTGAGTTCCAGAAACAGTTGTGATTGATGTATCTATTGTTTCCATTTCTCGTAACCGAAGATCTCTTGCCATACGAGATTCTGCTAAATCAATAAAAGTATCTAAATTAGCAGTTAAATCTGTTCTATTAAGATAAGATTCTATCTCGTTTTTGAGAGTCGTATATGAAGTTAAAGCCATTATATATTTCCATTATAAATTTTAAAAACACTATTTTCTGGATCGTTCAACCATTTTTTAAATCGAACTTTATCTTTAATGCCACCTGCTGTACTCATAATTCCTTTTTTTGCTAATTGTTGTACGACAATTAAAGGAATAGAGGCAACTTTTGTCATTCCTGCGTGTTTACCTAATTCGCCTTTAAATTTTAGTGCATCATTACCTAAATTAGACTCTTTTTTATTCATGTCTATCAAAGGCTCAACATCTTGCACATCTTCAAAGTGATATTTATTATCGCCTTCGTCAATGTGCATTTTTGTTTTTAAAACTGATGCACTATTATTTTCGTCTATCCAAAGTTTTTTGGTCATATCATTTCAGTTGCGTATAAATTTCCACTTGTAGAGCCTTCTCTAATTGCAGAAATTTTATCGCCACCACTTACTTTAATAATAATAACTTCATCTTTTGGTAAATAAAATGATCCTGCTACTGTTGCTACTGGAGCTGATCCTATCGCAAAATGGCATCCTGCTGTCTTTGCACATAAAAGCACATAACTAGAATCTGCACTAAAAGCAGTTCCAGATACAACATTATTTTCAGTAAAATCTACTTTAATTACTGTCGATGGTCTGCCATAATATATTCCTGCATTAGCCATAATTAACCCATCCTTCTAACAATGTAAGTTAAGTCAGCAGTTGTTGCTGCTGCTTGTTCTCCATTACTTAAAAGATTAAGTGCATCTCCTGCAAATAAATTAATATCTCCACCAATAGTTAGTGAAGCAGTTGTTTCATCTACTGTTGATGCTGCTAAAGTTGCATCAATACCAGAGTCAGCACCATTGACCATAATGTCAAAAGTAACTGCTGTGCCACCAATAACTGTATGTGGATTTAATAAAATTTCTTCTAATTTTCCACCATCTGGTATTACAACAACTGGACTAGGATTGTTTGCAGTTTGGATAGCAGTCATATTGCCACCCATAATAAAATAATCGTTTAATGTTCTCATTTGTTTTTCCTATTGTTCCGAGCATTATGCTCTTCAATAATAAAGGGAGGACTTACTCCTCCCTCAATATAAAATTTAATTTATGCTGTTAAAGCAAAAATACCAAAGTTAGCATTTGGAGAACGAGCAGCCAGAGTGTACTCTGTAACCATCATTCTCTTTTCAGAATCACCAGTTTTAGCTAGTTCTTTAGTTTCAAAAGGTCGTAAGTAAGCAAGTTCCCACTTATCCATTTCTAAAAGATCAACTCTGTTTGCTTGTTGTAGTCTATCTGGAACAAAAGTTATTTCGCCAAAATCAGAAATATACACATCCACAGCACCGATAACTCTTTTATCAGCAATGTTGTTTGTGTTAGTTGCGATTCCATTAAAACCACTTGCAGTTTGCTTATGAGAAGCTGTCATTAGACAAACATCTGGATTTCCACCAAGATCAAAACATTTTTTTAGTCCTGCTTTTAAAAGCACTTCTGTAAAAGGTCTTAAAGTTCCATTAGCATTTCTTTCTGTTAAGCCATCGCCAGTAGGATTAGCTACTGCACCTGCTGCATTTGCATAAGTAGTGTTTGCTGCATCAGAAAAGTTACTAGCTGCTGTTGCAGTTCCAGAAATATTTCCTCCATACCAAGTAGAAACAGATCCTAAAACCCTAGCTGCACCTGCTGCACCTGCTGATTTAAATGTATCGTCTCCGACAAGGGTAAATTCCATGTCTCTTTTTAATTCTTTTCCTGCTTTAGCCATTTGGTAAGCAAGTTCGTCTCCTCGTCCTGCATTTGTAACTGCTTGATCTGATCCAGATACTCCAATAACTTTTGTAGATATTTGAGTAAAGTTTCCTAATCTAGTTGTTGCAACTGTTGCAAGGTTAGCTGCATCATC